AAACACGAGCACGGCCGCGCACGCGCCCAGGATCGAGACGCGCGCCTCGATCGGGAAGGGCCCGCCGGAGATCGTCGCGCCCATCACAACGAGCGCCGCGGCGCCGAGCGCTACTCGCGCCACAGCGCGCCGGCCCAGGCGCCCGCGCCCCACGCCGCGGCGTACTGCGCCCGATACACCATCTCGAGCGGGAGCGGCCAGCTCGCCCACGGCGCGCCGTCGACGACGACGCCGGCCCAGGCCGAGAGATCCCACAGCCCGCCGGCGACCGGCGCGCCGGCCCAGCTCGAGCCCGGATCGTATGTCTCGGCGGCCCAGGCCGAGCGATCCCAGCGCCCGCCGGCGTCGCCCTCGGGCTCAAACGGCCGGCCGGGATCCCACGATCGGAAAACGAGATCGGCGCGCTCGGCGTCGCCGGCGAGCTGCCCGGCATGGTAGCCGTCGACGTGCCCGGCGGCGTAGCCGTCGCCGTATGTCGGCGCCGGCGGCGGAGCCGGCGGCTCGGGCTCGGGCGCCGGCGAGCTCGGCGGCTTCTCGCCGACCGCGTAGTAGCAGCTCGAGCTAAGCGCTTCCATCCATGATCGGATGCTCGACGGGCTCACCCATTGCCAATCGGTCGCGAGCGGATCGCCGAAGAGCCAATCGCCGGAGCTGTGCGTCTCGGGCGCGATCGCGCACGCGTGCGCCCCGTCGAAGCTCTCGGAGCCGGGCACGTTTCCTTCGCCCTGCGCGACGATCGCGCGCCCTTCGTTATGCGCCGCGACGACGGCCGACCAGCCCGAGCCCGTCTTGATCGTGAGCGTCTCGCCGTACGCCGCCCAGGCCGTCCGGAGATCGACGAGATCCGTACCGCCCGAAAGATCCGTTTGCCGGTGGCGGAGATCGCCGCCCCACGGCGTCACGGCGCCGCGCGGTTGCTGATACGCGATCGCGTCGGCGCCCGCGCTCATCGTGCATCCCGACCATCCATGATCGGAGCCCGTGCTCGAGCTCTCGCCGCCGTAGGGCTCCGTCGGATCGACCGCGGGATCCTGCCGGCGATGCTTCGCGCGGTAGGCGCCGCCGGTATCGATCGGCGGCACGTCGACGCGCGCGAACGGGCCCGGCCAGTAGCGGCCGGCCGGCGAGAGCCGGCGGATCCGGAGCGCGACGGCGAGCCCGCGCGGGAGGATCTCGGCGAGCCGATTCCGGATCCGCCACGAGAGCGGCATCGGAGCTAGGCCCGCGGCCCGATCGCGACCCATTGATTCGGGACCGTGCCGCTCACGGCGCCCGAGAAACGATAGGTAGCGACGCCGAAGCCCGTCGCCGTCGGCGACGGATTGAGCGCGGCGCTGTAGTTGTAGTTTCCACAGCCGAGCACGACGACCGGCGGGCCCGCGAACGGCCGCGGGAAGGTGACTTGAGCGATCGCGCTCGTTTGCTGCGAGCTGTGCGTCGTAACAACCGTGCCGTATTGCACGTCGAGCGCGACGGCCGCGTCGTGCACGATCCCGCCCCACGCTGAATCGATCGGAGCGCCCGACGCCGGGCGCGCAGGAACCGCCATAGCTAGTACCTCCCGCTAATCGAAGACCTCGAGCACAAGCTCGAGCGTCGGCCGCGCGGATCCGCCACGCTCGACGGGCCATACCTCGCCCGTATTGCTCGTCGAGCTCGACGCTTCGCGCAGCTCGATTCCGTATTGCGGCGCGCCGGATCCGCCGGCCGACGCCGGCGCCCAGGCCCGGACGATCGCGTCGCAGCGGATCGCCGCGGCCGCGTTTTCACCCTTCGGAAGAGCGGCCGTCACGGCGCCCGAGCTCGTCGTCGCGGGCCCAGGCCATACCACCGCGTTTCCCGAGCTCGGCGTCGACGCGGAGCCGGCCGACCATCCCGACGTGATCCGTAGCAGCTGCGCTTTCGGCGTGCTCCCGAAGCCCACGCGGACCTGATCGCTCGTTTGCATCTTGAGCGTCGCCGTGCGCACGGCGCGGATCTTCGCCCACGGGATCGCCGGGAAGCCGAGAAGCGCGCGATACGTCCAGCCGGACCAAGCGCCGACCGGGAGCGAGCTCGACGCGCCGGCGCCGTACTTTGAGCCGCCCGACGTGAGCGCGAGAAGCGCGTCGCTCGTCGCGACGTAGCTCCGCGTTTCCGTATGCCACGCGCCCGCCGGCGGCGTGACGGGCTCCGGCGGCGGCGTGATCGCATCCCAGGCCACGCGAGAGAGAAACGTCACGAGCCCGAAGCGCCAGCCCGCCGGCGAGACGCCGATCGATGCGCCGATCATCGCGAGATCGAGATCGACGGGCTCGCCGTGCGCGTCGTCTCGAGCGCGGATCGTCGCGGGCCCGCCGAGCCCCGTCTCGAGAAGCGCGGCGAGCTCGAGCTCGTCGTACGGCCGGAGCTCGCCGACGCCGACCTCGAGCCCGGCATCGCTCCGATCGGCGAGCACGCGCGACGCGAACGTCGAGAAGCCGGGCACGACGCGCGGTACGTCAAACGGCCGCGGCCCGTACTTCGCGACGCTCACGGGATCCGTGACGGCCGGCGCCCAGGTTGCCGCGCGCGGCTCCGCCCGCGGCTCCGGATCCGGGCCGGCCGGCTCGATCGGCTTCGGCGCGGCCGGCTCGATCGGCTTCGGCGCGCCGGCGTCGGGCCGGCCCAGCTCGGGAGCCTCGCGCTCGAGCGCGCTCGAGTAGGCCCGCACGCTATTGCGCACGCCGGCGCCGGCCGCCGTCGAGCGGAGCGTCGAGAGTCCCTCGAGCCACATCTCGCCGGCGTCGGCGTCGGCCGGCGGGCACCCGACGTTGATCGGCGCATCGATGAGCCCTCCGAACGATCGGAAGCGGAGCTCGCCGAGCGGATCGACCCACACGAACGTCAGCGCGTCTTGAGCGGCGTCCGTTATGACCTGCCACGCCGGGCGCGCTTGCGACGCGTCATACGGCGCGACCGGCGGATCGGGCTCGAGCGTCGTCCCGACGACGGGCCCGGTGAGCGTCACGGCGTCAAAGATCGGCTGATCGGCGGCGACCGTCGCCGACGCATTGAGCCGGCAATCGGCTTCGATCGACGCGACGGATCCATCCGTCGGGACGGTGTAGATGATCTCGATCCGCTCCCAGGCCGTCGCATCGGCGCCCGACGCCGTGACGTAGTTACTGCCCGGCCCGCCGACGCCGCCCCCGCTCGCGTTTCGGAGCCCGATCCCGATCGTGCCGGCGAGCCCGGCGCCCGTATCGCGGCGCGTGTAGCCGACGAGCGTATACGTCCCGCCGGGCTCGGCCGGGAAGCCGCGTATCAGCTTCGGATATCCGGCGCCGCCCACGATCCGCGCGACGCGATCGCCGTCGACGGCTCCGTCAAACGGGATACAGCCCGACGGCGAGACGACGCCGCTCGCGCCCCAGCCGACCGGCGTACGGTCGCGCACGGTCACGGCGTCGAAAAACCAGCCGACCGACGCCGCGACGGCCGGCCCGTCGATGTAGCACCAGACGCGGATCCCGTCGGCGTCGGCCGCGAGCGCGATCGCGTCATTGCGGCGCGTCGCCCATGCGTTGACGGCGCCGGCCGGGAAGCTGATCGAGTATTGAGCTCCGGTCGCGACGCCGGCTTTATACGCATCGATCCGGACCCGAGCGCCGACGCCGGCGCCCTGCGCCATCGCGGCCGACGCGACGAGCGAGAGCCACGCGCCCCCGCGGACCGGGATAATCGCGCTCGTCGTGCAGCTCGGATAGTTTGCGGCGCCGTCGCCCAGGATCCGCAGCACGCGCCCGCCGTCGGGCGCGCCGCCATAGCCAACGCTCGAGTTACGCGCCGACGGCCCGCCCCACGCGGCAAGCGACCCATCCTCAAACGAGCCCGCGCCGGCGAGAAGATCGCCGGCCCCATCCTCAAACGAGCCGTTCACGAGCTGATTCAGGATCCGCGCTTCGGGCTCAACGGGCACGACGCCGCCCAGGCCGACGGCTTCGACGACGGCGCGCACGCGGGCCCGGAGCGTATCGGGGAGCACGACGCCGGCGGGCAGCTGCGATTGAGCGAGATATGAGATCCCGTCGAGCGCCCGGATCCGGCCGCGCGAGCTCGCGAGATCGAAGCTCACTTCGTCGACATACGCCGTCGCGACGGCGATCTCGTCGGGCGCATAGCCGACGAGCCGGATCGGCGTCCCAGGCCGGACGCTCCCGTAGTACGGGCTCGCCGCGTTGAGCGGATCGAGCTCGCGCTCCGGATCGATTGTCATCGCGTCAAGCTCGCCGGCGTCGGCGACGCTCAGGATCCCGGCTTCGGAGCTCGCGCCCCACGTGAGCTGTACCTCGCCCACGTCACAGCCGACCGCGCGCCACGCGGCCGCACCCCAACGGCCGCCGTCCCAGGTTGAGCGATCCCAGCGCGCCGTATCGGCGCCGGCGGCCCAGAGGAGCACGCCGACCGATTCCGGGCCCGGCCCGATCGGGACGATCTCTTCGGGCACTAGCCGCCGGCCCAGCCGAGCGCGGGCACTACGCCGCCGTTGATCCGCGAGACGCGCCGGAGCGCTCTCACGACGGCTTGCTCGGCTTCGATCCCGTCGCCCGTCGTGTAGACATTCACGACGGGCGCGCCGGCGTAGGCCGCGGCGGAGCTCGTCGCCGCGGGCCCGACGCCGTACGCGCCGGCGGAGCTCGTCGCGGCGCCCAGGCTCGGAAGCGACGGGAGCTTGATCCCGCTCAACGGATTCAGCTTTTCGAGAAGCCGGCCGATCGCGCCGATCGCGTTTTCGACCCACGTTATGAGCTTGACCAGCCAGCCGACGAGCGTTACCAGCACGGGAACGATCTTCCCGAGCGCGCCGGCGACGAGATTCACGAGCGGGATAAGCACGGGCAGGAGCGCGGTCACGAGCTGCGCGAAAGCCTGAAGGATCGGAATCAACGCCGGGAGGATCGCGTCGAGGATCGGGAGGAAGACGCTCCCGATCGTCTCGGAGAGCTCGCCGAGTGAATCTTTCGAGCGCGTCGCGAGCCCTTCGGTGCTATTCGCGTAGAGATCGGCTTGGCCGGCCGCGGTCGCTTGCGCAGCTGCGAGAGTGTCGGTCGCCGTCGCGCCCGCCTCGAGTCCCGGCATGAGCTTTCGCAGCGCGCCGTCCTGCCCGGCGTGCGCTTTCGCGACGGCATCGGCCGCGGTCGCGAGATCGACCTCCGCGAAACGCGCTACGTCTTGAGCGAGCGCGAGATCCGCGGTCGCCGTCGTTACGTCGCCCGTCGCCGTGACAAGCGACGTGAGCGCGGCGCGCGTCTCGGAATCGGAAAACGCTTTGTCCTGCCCGACGGCGATCGCCGCTTCGACCTCCGCGGCGTAGTCGCCCGTCGCGGCGCCGGCGGCTTTGATCGCTTGCTCGAGCTTCGCTTGCTCGTCGCGATCCGCGGCCGCGGCTTCGGTCATCCCGGCGATTGCCGTTACGGCGATCCCGGCCGCGCCGGCGACGGCGGCGAGTTTGACCGTCGAGCCGCCGAGCGCGGCGCCCCACGAGCCGACATCTTTCTCGCTCGAGTCGAGCTCTTTCGCGAGCTTCGACGCGTCGCCGATGATGTCGACGACGAGCGCGACGCTCATCGATGCGCCCTCGCCGGACGCTTCGCGCGCCGCTCGGCGTCCCGTTGCCGCTCGGCGTATACGTCGAGCTGTGCGAGCGTGAGATCGCCGGCGATCGCCGGCGCGAGCCCGGTCGCGAGCGACGCTTCGACCGACGCGCGCGCTTCGGCTTCGGCGATCGCGTCGGGCGCGCTCTCGAGATCGAGCGCGAGATCCCAGGCTTGCGCCTCTTCCCATGTGAGCGAGCGATCGAGCCGGAGCTCGAGCTCATAGGCGATCGCGTAGAGAAGCGTCGCGCCCGTCACGAGCGCGGCCGCGTCGCCTTGCTTCGCGGCGACCATCCGGAGGAGCGGCCCGATCTCCCGCTCGCCGATCCCGACGAGCGCGCACGCGCGGGCCCGCTCGAGGATCGTCAGCCGGCGCGTATCGGCGAGCGTGAGCACGACGCGGCGCGGCTCCGGATAGTCGCTCACTTGACGCGGAATCCGGCCGCGGCGCCCAGGCGCGCCAGCTCATCGGCGTAGCTCGCGAGGATCTCGTCGCGCGACGCTTCGACGGTATCGCGGACCATCCGCGCGGGCTCGATCCCGCGCTTCGCCCAGCCGTACTCAATGACGCCGGCGTACGGCCGCGAGCTCGTGATCCGGGCCCGCGTTTTCGTCGCGCCCGGCGACCAGCTCGCCGCGAGAGCGCCCGAGCGTCGCGGGGAGCGCTGCGCGACGCCGGGCACGAGCGACGCCGCGACGGCGCGATGCGCGCTCTTGAGATCGGCCGCGTCGGCGTCGAGCTTGCGCATTGCGAGCTGTACCTCGCGCACGCCCGAGACCGATACGCGGCCCTTGCTCGCCGCCACTACGCGACCGCTTCGGCGAGCTCCGCCTCTTCGACCGCGGGAAACGCCGCTACGGCTTTCGTCGGCTTGCTCGAGCACGGGAGCGTCACGTCGAGCTCCGCGTACGTGTCGACGGCGCCGCCGTAGTTGCCGGCGATGAGCCGGACCTCGCCCGTCATGCCGGGCTCAGCGGCCGACGGAACCGTCGCGGCGCCGTGAGCCTGATACGTGAAAGCCGCGAGCTCGCCGTCGTGATCCCAGAGGAAAGCCGCGAGCCCGTCGGCGGCGTCCCAATCCTGCGCGGCGACGATGTGCAGCGCGTATGTCGTCTTCCCGACGCTCGAGTAGCTCCCGCTCGGGCACAGCGTCGAATACGTCACGTCGGAGCCCGGCGTCGGGATGATCTCGACGAGCGATACGTCGCAGTTGTATTCGACCGGCGCCCCGACGGCATCGGCCGAGAGCTTGAGCGTGAGTTGTACGTCACGCATGAAGAGCGGCGATCCCATAGCGCTACCTCCCGATCAAGAGCTCGCGAGCTGTACGGTCGCGACCGTGCCGGCATACGCGACGCCGGCGATCGTGTAGTCGGTCGGCTTCGCCCAGCTCGGGAGCGAGCACCCTTTGACCGCCAAGAGCGCTACGTCGACGAGCTCGACGTATTCGCCGAGCTGCGCGTATGAGCCCTCGCTATCGCTCCGGCCGGCGATCGCCGTTAGCCGCCAGCGCGTGACGCGCCCAGGGAGCCGGCGCGGCTCCGTCCACGGATCGCCGGGCTCGACGTGCACGACGGGCGCCGAGAGCTGTCCCGTCGTCGCCGTCCGGATCCCGGCGCCCTCGAGCGCCGCGAGGATCTTCGCGCGAGCGTCCATGATCGAGCTCATGCGAGCCCGACGGTCGCGTAGCGCGCGACGATCGGCGCGACCGCCTCGAGGTAGTCGCGCGCGACGCGGATCGCCGCGCCCTGAAGGTCGACGTAGCCCGTGAGCCCGAACGTCGCTTCTCGCCGTTTGTAGCTCTCGACGCCGGCGCCGAGAGCCGCCCAGCGCAGCTCAAACGGGAGCGCCGGCGCGGGCTCGATCGGGAGCGCGACCCAGGCCGTACCCTCGAGCCGCTCATCGATCCCAGCCGAGACGGCGCCGGCGCACAGCTCCGCCCATTCACGATCGGCCGGCGTCGCGGCCGACGGATCCGAATACGCGCCCGATTGCGCGAGGATCTCGTCGGCCGTCACCCATTCGGCCATACGGCCGGCCTAGCTCTTGCTCGAGCTCGCGCCGGCTCGCCCAGCGACCGCGCTCGTCTTGACGATGCCAGCCGGGATGAGCACGCCCGACGCGCCCATCGACCAATACGCGCGATTCTGGCCCAGGCGCGCGACATCTTCGGCCGTCGCGACGAGCGGCCCGTCTTCGTGCCAGCCGGCCGCGAGCTGATTCGAAAACAACATCTGCCCGAGCGGGAGATCCGGAGCTTCGGCGACCTCGAGCCCGCTCACGTTGACGCGGAGCGTCGACGCTTGCGCCGTCCCGGTGACATTCGACGTGCCGTACGCCGGCGGGACGAGCTGCCCGCCGATCGAGCCGAACACATCCGACGCGGCGAGCGCGACCGTCGCCGGCGCGCCCGTCGCGCGCTTGACGGCCGCGGATGCCTCGAAGAAAGCCGCCCGGAGCGCGGCATCGGTCGCGCCGATCGGGACGAACACGATCGAGCCCGTGCCGGAGCTCCAGAGATCGAGCTCAAACTCGCGCTCCGTCACGAGCGCCCAGGCCGCGAGCATGATCCGGCCGTAGGCCTCGAGGTAGCTCGGCGAGCTCCGGCGGATGAGCTGATAGCTGATATCGCTCCCGCCGGCGAACGTCGCGATCGGGAAGCTCCCGTCTTTGAGCGAGACCTTGACGCTCGTGATCTCCGTCTTCTCGGCGGCTTGCTTCGCGACGAGCGCGTAGAGATTGCCGTCGAAGTACGGGAAGTGCAGCGACATACCCGAATCGCCCAGGCTCCGCGGCCCGCCGAAGCCGGCGATCGCCGGCCGATTCGCGGCGATGATCCCGGCGACCTCGGAGAGATACGTCGGCGGCGTGACGCCGGGATTGTCGGCCGTTGTCTGATCGGCGAGCGCGCGCGCCAGGATGACCGCGGCGTCGGGATCGCCGGACGCATCCGCGAGGTACTCGCCGAACGTCGCCCAGCGCGCGAGCGGATGCGGCCCGCCGGCGCGCCCCGTGCTTGCCTCGAGCGAGGTAAAGCGGCCGAGCATCTCCCGGCGGAGATCTTCCATTCGGCCGAGCATCTCCGGGCTATCGACGGCGACGCGGACGCCGCCGGGCGCCGGCGGCTCGGGAGCGGGCTCGGGCTCGGGCTCGGGCTCCGTCGGCGGATTCGTCTCGTTGCGCGGCATCGCGTTACCTCCCGTTGGCGCCGCTCTCACGGCGAGCACTTCGGCGCCCGGATAGGCGCCGTTTTCGACGATCCCGACGCGGCGGAGCCGCGCCGATTGACGCTCGATGATCCCGTCGAGCCCGACGCGGCTCGAGATCGGCGAGAAGACGGCCGACGCGGCGCGATATACGCCGTCGGTCGCGAGCTCGAGGAGCTCGTCGCCGGCGCGCGTGCGCGAGACGCGAAACGTCCCGTACTGCCCGTCGTCGCGATCGTCGAGCTCGATCGCTCGGCCCACGAGCGTTACGCCGGCGTCGGCGCCGTGCGGCCCGATCGCCTCGAGCGTCACGTCGGCCGGCCGCACGCCGCGAAACGCGCCGCGTCGGAAGCGCTCGGCGCCCTCCGTCGTCCGGCCGACGACGCCCCACGGCATGATTCGCAGCTCGACGAGCCGCTCGCTCTCGGAGCGGACCAGGATCGGCGCCTCATGCGCGGCCGTCGTGAGGATCTCGTCGTTATCCGGCATTGATCGTTACCTCCGGAGCGCTCGGCGTCGGAGCGAGCGGCGGCGGGATCGGGAGCGGCGCGCCGCGCTCCCAGCCCTCCCAGCGGTCGACTTGCTCCGGCGTGATAAAGCCCGCGCCGAGCCCGGTCGCGTAGCTCGCCCAGCGCGCCGACGTGCCGAGCCGCTCGAGCTCCGACGTATTGAATCTCACGGCTTGCGTGCCGGGCAGGAGATCGGAGAGCGTCTCTTCGATCGGCGCGAGGTACACCGGCTGAAGCGTCACGCGTGCGAGCGTCATTAGCGCTTCGGCGACGTTTTGATACGTGAGCGACGAGCCGCCGAGCTCGGCGAGTAGCAGCTCGGCCGGGAAGATGCCCAGGCCTCGAGCGACCTCGAGCGCGCCGTACTTGCGCGTTTCTAGCAGCTGCGAGCTCCCAGGATCCGCGCCCGTCTCTTTGAGATCCCAGCCTCGAGGGAGCACGGCCGGGCTATGGTCCCGGTGATTCTGGATCCACTTTGCTTTTATCTTCTCGGCGTCGGGATCCGTGAGCACGCCGTCAAACTTGAGCGTCACGCTCGGGACGGCGCCCGTCTCGAACCAATCGCCCGCGTACAGCTCGGCCGCGAGGATCCGCGCGAGCGCGTCTTCGATCGCGGCGAGCGGCGAGCGCCCGAGTAGCTCGCCCGGCTTGCGCCCGATCGAGACGAGAAGCACGTCGCGGCCGACCTCGAGATCCCGGCCGGCCCAGGCCACGCGGCGCGCCGTTTTGCTCGCGTCGGCCCACGTGACGCTCACGTCGTCGAACGGGAGCACGATCGAGACTTCGGCCCGGCCGGCGGCGTCGCGGCCCGTGCGCGGTTGCCATAGCGCCGCGTTTCCATGATCGAAGAGCTCGCCGACCAGCTGCGCGACGTATTCCTGCCGCGTGATCTCGGGCGCCGGCCGCGTCAAGACGCGCGGTTGCTCGGCGAGAGGGTAGCCGTTGCGCCACGCGACCGGCTCGAGCTGCGCGATGATCGAGACGATCATCTGCCGGGCCCGCGCGACGGCCGGGATCCCGAGATAGTCGGCGAGCCCGAGCTCGCGGCTCTCAGCGGCCCACGCGATCCGGCCCTCGAGATCGCTTTCCGACGGCCGCGCCCGCACCCATCCGCGTAGCCCGTCGAGTAGCCCCACGCCGGCAACCTACGCCGGCCGTCCTAGCGGCGGCAGTAGGGGCCCGCGACGGCAGTAGCGGCCGGCTCCGGCCGTTTCTCGGGCCCAGGCGCGACGCTAGAAGATCTCGGCTTGTCCGCCGGCGAGCTCCGGCGAGAGCGCGCCCCACGCGGCCCATACGGCGGCCCGGAGCGCATCGATCGCGCCGCGGCTCTCGCGGATGCTGAAGTACCACGAGCCCGCCTCGAGCGGGCCCGACGGCCGAGCTCGGCGCGCTTGCACGTCGAGCACGGGATCCGCGGCGTGCTCGAGCCGGTGCCCGACGAGCTCCGATCGGAAGAGCTCGGAGCCGTTGCGGAGATCCGTCGGCGTGAGCGCGAGCGTCGCGATATCCGCCTCGAGCGCCCAGGCCTCGAGATGCTTCGCGACCGCGGCCGAGCGCGACCAAACGACGAGCGCCGGCGCCCAGGCGCGGCGCACGCGCTCGAGAGCCTCGAGGAGCTCCGCCGGCGCGATCGTCGAGCCCGACGGCGCGACGAGCTCCGCGGCGAGCCCGACGTAAAGCGGCCGATCGGGCGCGTCGACGGCGACGGCGATCGACGCGCGCGACCAGCCGGGCTCACTCTCGACGCCGAGCACGACGCGCCCGACGAGCTCCGCCGGCGCGGCGCCCGCTTGCCGGCTCCACACTCCCGGCGGCAACCATTCGTCGGCGGCGTCGGCCCAGAGATTGAGCCGCTCGCGGCGAAACGTCGCCGGCGTCAACGCGCGCAGCTCGTCGCGGATCGTCGCGTCGGAGATCCGTCGCTCGGCGTAGGCCGGCGAGCTCTTCGCCCAGGCGCGCGGATCGTCGGGCGCGTCGGCGTCGTCGGCCGCGTACCACGTCATGCCGAAGCCCTCCGCCGGCTCGGCGCCGTCGATGATCCGCCGGCCGCGATCCCACAGCCCCCGGAGGAGCACGCTCCGCTCGTCGCCGGCGGAGCTGATCTCGAAGATCAACGGCTCCGGCCGCGCCGAGACGGTCGGCTTGAGCGCGGCGTACGTCTCGTCGTCGCGTTGCGTCCGGACCTCATCGAAGAGCGCGAGATCGATCGAGTAGCCGCGCAGCGCGTCCCGAGCTTCGCGGCTCGCGACGTGATACTCGCGCCGGCGCCCGTGCATCGCCGAGCGGATCCCGAGATAACGCGTCAACGCGAGCCCTCCGCGCCGCTCGTGACCGACGCGCCGCTCGAGCGGCCGGAGATCCTCGAGCACGGCGGCATACGGGATTCGCGCTTGCGGCCGGTTGTACGCGATGCCGTAGAGAAGCGCCCAGGCCGGCCCGGCGTCATTCGTGAGCGCCCAGCCGATCAACGCGCGGACTAGCGCCGTCTTGCCGCATTGCCGGCCCGTCGAGACGAGATACTCGCGATGCACGAGCCGGCCGTCGGCGTCGACGGCGAGCGCGCGGAGGATCGCGCGGACCTGCCATCGATCGAGCACGATCCCGAGCTCGCCGCGCGCGTACGCGACGACGTGCGGGCCCCACGAGCCGACGACGCCGCGCGGTAGGGGAGTTTCCCAGCGCGGCGCCGGGAGCCGGGCCCGGCGCGTCACTCGGCGCCGAGCGCCCGCCGTTGCGCAGCTGTGAGCCGCGGAGCTCGTCGAGACGACGGCGCCGCCGGCGTCAGGCCGGGCCCAGGCTCGCCGGTGTACGCGGGATCGGAGCCGTTGCCGAGCTCGCGCCCGAGCTTGATCGCGAGATCCCACAGCGCGCGGCGCGTCTCGAGCGGCGCGCGCGTGACGGCGCCCTCTAGCGTGAGCTGCCCGGTCGCCGGCCGGATCTCGTCGAGAGTGTCGGAGAGCTCGGCCCGCATCGCGGCGCGGTAGCGCTCGAGGATCTCGAGCGTCTCGGGCGCCGGGATCCCGCGCGGCTTGTGTGAGCGCCCTACGTCCTGCGCGCGATCGCCGTCGGGCTCCGTCACGCGAGCCCGAGCGCGGCCCGGATCCGCCGGCCGATCTCGGCGATCCGCTCGGCGTCGGCGACGGTGAGCTCGCGCCCCGACGCCCAGCGCCCAGCCCGGAGCCGGCGATCGATCTCGCGCCCCGCGGCATCGGCGAGCGCGATCGAGAAGCGATCCGCCCTCATCGGCGCGGATCCGGTCGGAATAGAACGCACGTTCGTTTGACCTCCCGTTTTCGGGCACCATTCGACGCGGAGG